AAGTTCTCTCTTTTTTATACCCTCAAAACGATAGCAAATATGAGCTAATCCAGGAAGAAGGGTATATTAGAACAAAAGATAATGAGTATGTTATCAAAGAAAAAAATATAGGAGATAACTTTACTGAATTTATCTGTAAGGTAAATCTGGAGGCCCTAAAAGGGAATCCAATAAGTCATTTTGAAACGATATATAAAACACCAGAAGAAGCGTCAAACTTAGCTTTGGTTGGAACAGGCTGGACTGTTAATAGTGATGTGATTAAAAGGAGAACAGTTAGGAAGAGTAACTGCAGTTCTTACGATATTTTCCAGGAAATAAGAAGTGCTTTTAACTCTGATTTAAAATTTGACGCAGTAAATAAAATCGTATATATATTTGAAGAAACAGGCTCCGATAAAGGGGCTTATTTTATTGAAGAATTAAATTTGAAAGAGCTTCAGGTTCAAAGTAATTCCTATGATTTTTATACCAGGCTTATTCCGATAGGGAAAGATGGATTGAAAATATCTGAAGTGAATGGTGGCAAGGAATACTTAGAAAATTATCAGTATTCCTCAAAGATAACTACTGCATATTGGGAAGATAACAGATATACAGATGCTCAAAGTTTAAAAGAAGACGGTGAACTGAAACTAGCATACATAAGTAAACCAATCAGAGCCTATAGCAGCAAAATCCTTGACTTAGCAAGAGTATCTGATAAATATAAAAACATCTTAGATTATGATTTAGGGGATACAATAACACTAATTTCAAAGAGTAAAAAGGTAAAAGAAAAACAGAGAATAGTTAAAATAATTGAATATCTAAATGAACCGGAGAAAAATCAGATAGAGATTGCAAATAAGCTTATTAGTTTAGAAGAACTTCAGGAAAGATTTATAAATAGTGCAGATACAGTTGAAAACATAACAACACCTTCTGGTGAAATTCTTGGAAGTAAAGTAGATGGAATAGACTGGAGTAAGCTTCAAAAGGTTCATATAACAATTGCTGATGTCCAGGATTTATCAGCAGTTGTTATAAGAGTAGGAGATCTTGAAGCAAATTCAGCATCAATAACTGACCTTAATGCAATAAATGCAGACATTCAAAGTTTAAATGTATCTAAGGCTGAGGTCACAGACCTTACTGCAGCAACTGGTAGAATTACAACTTTAGAATCAGATAATGCTTCTATTAATTATTTATTAGCAGGAAATATAGGAGCAGAAAATATTAAAGCAGGAGCAATCGCTGCTGGAAGTGCGATTATAACAGATGGAGCCATAGGGTCAGCTCAAATTAGTGACTTGGATGTTGCTAAATTAAATTCAGGAGTATTTTCCACAGCTAAATTTACTGTAATAGGGACAAATGGAAGGCTGAAAATAGAAAATAATAGACTTCAGGTTTTTGATGGAATTACCAATCTTTATGAACGGGTAGCTTTAGGAGACATTAATGGAGATGGAACAAAGTATGGTTTCAGAGTTAGGGGAAGTGATGGAGAAACAGTTCTGCTGGATGAAACCGGAGTAACAAAAGAAGGGTTTACTGATGGTTATAACAAAATTGATAATAGCTCCTTAAATGGGGCCAAGCTTGACATTGCAACGGTTGTAACAGAAATAAACAATGGAGATACCCATATAGAAGGCTCAAAAATTGTATTAGACAATAAAACTCTTGATGTAGAGATAACAGATATAAAGATCAATGTTAATTATAAAGTAGAAATTATATCTACAAACGGCAATGTTTTTAAAGGTGAAGATTATACTACCACATTAATTGCAAGAGTTTATAAAGGAACCGAAGATTTAACAGATACTTTAGATGCAAACAGATTCAGATGGACAAGAATTTCTGATAATAATGAAGATGATTTAACCTGGAATACAGCCCACTTTGGAGGAACTAAGCAAATAACTGTTAACCAAAATGATATAAAACAGAGAGCTACTTTTCAATGTGTAATTCTTGATGAAAATCTAAATTAATAAAAAGGAGGAGATTAATTTATGCCAATAGCGACAGGCCAATTTACAATAATAGATTATAATGATGCCTTAACCTTAACAGGTTTTATAAGCTCAAATAACCCTAAAACCCAGGTTTATAATCCGGATAACGGAGCCTATAGCCCAGACTGGACAAGTACAAATTTAGTCTTAACTCCAAGTCTTTATAAACTTGGAACAACCTCAGATATTATAACCAGTTCTGAAGTACAAAGTGTACAGTGGTATTCAGTCAGCAGCGGAACAGAAGCACTTATTTCAGCTGATGCAAATCATGTATACAGTGGAACTAAAAGTCACATTCTTACAATTAAAATAAATGAACTGGCAGGTATTTCGGCCAAAGATTATGTTTGCAAAATTACATTTAGAGATGCAACTACAAATTTAGATTTGATACATAAGATAGGAATTTCTTTCAATAGAGTAGTAAATGGTGGAGGTATTGCAGATGCAGTGGCCTGGTGCCCGGACGGAAACATATTTAAAAATGGAAGCGTTGCAACTATAAAGGCTCACTGTGATTTATGGAGGGGTTCTGTTATAGATTCTACCTCTGTAACTTATCAATGGTATAAGCAAGATAGTACTGTAGTTTCTGACCAGGGGGGCGGAATTGGCTGGAGAAAGCTTGATGGGACTACTAACTACGGAATTACAGGATATACATCAAATGAAATAGTAATACCTAATTCAGCGGTCACTAATTATGCAGTTTTTAAATGTCAAATTAAAGATACTGATGCAGCAAGTAACACCTATAATCAATATTTCTATGATACTTTAACAATAGTGGATCAATCAGATGCTATTCAAATTTCCATAACCTCAACCGGTGGAGATATATTTAAAAACGGTGTAGGGTCAACAACACTTTCTGCAAAGGTGTTTAGGGCAGGTACAGAATTAGACTCAGGGGGAAGTACTTACACATATAAATGGTATAAATATGATAAAGATGGTGCTTTAGATGCAAACTTCGGTGGGACCGGAATAAATTTTAAATCAGGTAAAACCCTAAGCGTTGGGGATGCTGATGTTAATGTGAAAGCCACTTTTTCTGTTGAAGTCAGCTAAAGCAGGTGACTTAGATGATTGCAACAGCACAGTTTACTATATGTGACTTAAACGACGTTACAACCTCAAGTACAGCTCCTTTGAATCCAAGCGTAGGCCAATTATGGCTTGATACAAGTATTACTCCTAACTTTCTGAAAAAGTGGAATGGAGCTATTTGGGAACAAACAGGCGCATCCTCATTGGAAGAGTTAGATCCAACTGCAAGTGGCAGACTTACTACTGTTGAAACTACCATTTCACAAAATTCTGAAGATATTTTATTAAAAGTATCTCAGACAGAAGTTGATACATCAATAAATGATGCTAATGCATATGCAGATGCGCTGCACCAGGAAGGGCTGGATTTATTAGATGATAAGGTAAATAAATCAGACTTCGATGATTTAACTGCAACTGTAACTTCTCATACAACAGCTTTATCGTTAGTTGATGGCAAGATAAGTGCATCTATATCCAGCGTTCAAACATCTGCAGATACGGCCAATGCAAATATAGCTACAATTAACAGTTTCATGGACTTCACAGAAGAGGGGTTAGTGCTGGGTAAAGAAGGCGGAGAAAATGATAACTTAAAGGTTAAGATAACAAATTCTGAAATGGACTTTTTAGATAATGGAGTAAAAGTAGCTTATATAAGTAACCAGCAGATGGAAATAGAAAAAGCAAAAATACTGACCAGTATAGTCGTAGGTAATCATCTTATAGAAAAATACGATAGCAATATTACCCTTATTAAATGGATAGGCTAGGAGAAATACAATGGCTTTAAGTGGAACAATTTATACAACCGTTCATACTGGATACAGATTACAGATTGAATGGACAGCTACACAAGATATAGCAAACAATCAAAGTACCATAACAAGTAAATTATATTGGATGTCAATAAATTCATCCTATACGATTAATGCCAGTGCTTCTCACACAGGTTATAACTATATTGGTGGTACTTCATATAGTTTTAGTGCAACTGCTGGTTTAACTTCATTACAGAAAAAACAACTTGCAAGTTCAACAAGAACAATAACCCACGCATCGGATGGTACACTAACTACAACGTTATCTGCAACATTCCCTATAGCTGTAACATTATCTGGAACATATTATGATACTGCCAGTATAGGTGCAACATCTATAACTTTGAATACTATACCCAGGGCATCTAGTATATCTGCCTTTAGTAGTTTTACAATAGGAAATTCAATTCCTATAACAATATCCAGGGCTAGTACATCTTTCACCCATGATTTGACTTTAAAGGTTGGTTCAACAACGGTTGCTACCAGAACGGGGATAGCTACTGATGGAACTATGACCTTAAGCTCAGATGAACAAAATATTGTATATGCAGCAATACCATCTTCGACAGCGGTAACAGTTACGTTGTATTGTACAACTAAAAATGGGACAACCACCATAGGTAGTACTGTATCTAAAAATGCCACAGCAACAGTTGATTCTTCTATTGTGCCGACTTTTACATCTATTACTGCAAGTGGGGTAAATGCTGCAGTAGGAGCTTTTATTAAAAATGTTACCCCAATTACTTTTACTATAAACGGTGCAATAGGCGCAAAGTATTCCACTATTTCAAGCTATAGCGTAAAATTCAATGGTGTAAATTATAGTGGTAGTACAGTTACAACAGGAATTATAAATGCTTATGGTCCTATTACAGCAACTGCAACAATAATAGATAGTAGAGGTATACCAGCCAGTAAAACAGTTGATGTTAATTTATTAGATTATGCAACACCATCTATTACAGGGTTTACAGTAAACAGATGCAACTCTGATGGTTCTGTGAATGTCATGGGAACTTATGCAAAAATTATAAGAACCGGGAATGTTTCAAGTCTTAATTCCTTGAATTACTTTACTTATAAAATATATTCCAAACTAAGAACTACAACTGATTGGGGAACTGTAAAGGCAACTGCATCTTCAGCTGCAGGTTCTATTGCAATGAACTCTAGTAACATTCTCAGCGATTATTCAGCAACATCATCTTATGATTTTAAATTAGAATTAATAGATATACTTGGAAAAAGCACATCTGCAACTGTTATTTTATCTACTGGGCAGGTTACAATGTCGCTAGGTCAAACTGGTGTTGGCGTAGGTAAGGTATGGGAACAGGGTGCTTTAGATGCCAGTGGAGATATTTATGAAAACGGAGCTAAGCTAAGCAGTAAATATTTATCATTAACAGGAGGGACACTTACTGGAGGATTGTTGGTTAACACGATTGCAGTAAGTTCCTCTATAGCAGATCTTATTAATAATGCACCTTGGTATGGAATAGGTAAAAGTAATTTGTTGCTTTCCGGTGAAACAGGAAGTCAATTTTCAACTCAGGTAGGAGGATATTGGGGAGTAAATATAAAAACAGGCTCACATGAATTAAGAGTCCCCAGGACTGATAGCGATTTACTTTATGATGGGTATAAAGTTTGGCATGCTGGGAATGACGGAGATGGAAGTGGATTAGATGCTGATTATTTAGGCGGAGTACATTCAAGTTATCATATAAGTGCTGGTACTAATAACACTGGAACAACAGGAAGTGTTGCTGACCTAAATGCTATTTGGAAATCGGGATTTTATGATGGAACCGCTTCGTCTAACAATCCCGCAGGGGCAGGACAATGGGCGTGGATATTGAATATGGCACATGGTGGCGACCACGATAATGTAGCGAGATATGGAACACAAATTGTTGGAGAAAACAATAGCGGTGTAACAGGTAGATTATGGTTTAGAAATAGAACATCAGATGGTTCAGGAAGTTGGAAGGAAATAGCAGAAAGTGGTATGTTAAGAGGCGGAGTTTGCGCTTTAAATGCTAGTTCATGGGTGTCAGTAAGTTTTGCTATAACCTTCAGATCAGCACCAAGAGTTGTACTTACTTCTTATAGTGATGTATCTGGTTCAGAAAATGGAAAAGTTAGAAATATTACAACAACTGGTTTTGAGGCAGTTATTGGAGGCAGTGGAAGTAACGCTTCTTACAACTATATAGCCTTAGGAAACTTTGGCTAAAAATAAATTGGAGGTAAGAAAAATATGGCACTTAAAAAAACAATAACAGACGACAAAGGAATTGTAATTACTTATTTTAGGATAGCAGATATAGACCAAAACTTTATTAATCCAGAAAGTTATTTAACGGTTTATATATATGGTTACGCTGATGAAGGACTTAGAGAAGAAGAAAAAACACTTGCCGATAAAGATATTCAGAAAGTAATTTATTTTGAGCGTTTTAATCTTCCAATAAATGATACAAAAGGATATTCAAGAGCAGATATTTATGAAAGACTTAAAAATGAAGTATCCATGTTCACAGGTGCAATAGATGTTTAGGCAATAAAAATTGTTGATGTTATGGAGGTGTAATATGAATGATGAAATATGCTTGGAAAAGCATAAGAGAGTTGATGAAAGACTGGACATACATGAAACAAGACTAAATAACCATTCGGAAAGAATTGATAAGTTAGAGCAAAGAGGATCTGCAGTAGATTATCAAATAAAAAATCTTTGCGAGAAAATTGACGGATTAATTACAACGATGAAATGGTTTATAGGTTTAATGGTAGGAAGCTTTGTAGCTTTCTTTTTTTATGCAGTTCAGCACAATATTTTTAAATAATTATAGGAGATGATTATATGAATATAATTGAAACATCAATTAAATGGAATGGAACTTTAAACTATTGCAATAAACCAGATACAATTATCCTGCATCATGCAGAGGCTTCCGTATGTTCAATTGCGGATATAGATAGGTGGCATAAATTAAGAGGATGGGTGGGTGTAGGTTATCACTATTTTGTAAAAAAGGATGGAACAATCTTCAGGGGAAGACCTGAGGGGGCTGCTGGAGCTCATACTAAAGGATATAATACTCATTCTATCGGCATATGTGCAGAGGGTGCGTATATGAAAGAGAAGATGCCTGATATCCAGAGAAAGTCTATTATTGCATTGGGTGAGGATATAAAGCTTAGGTATAGCATAAAACACATATATGGTCATAGAGAAGTTTATGCCACAGCCTGCCCGGGAACTAATTATCCTTTAACTCAAATTAATGCTGCAATAATGTCTGAATCTATTGCAAAGGATGAGCATGTAGAAAGAACATGGCTGCAGGTTGGAGATGAAGGCACCGATGTTAAGAACCTACAGCAGAAGCTAAAAGAATTAGGGTATTACTCAGACAATATTGATGCAAATTTCGGGAAAATTACTAAAGCTGCAGTAATGAAATTTCAGGAAGATAATGGACTTGAAGTTGATGGACTTGTAGGAACGCAAACAATGGCAGCATTAAATAAAGTTAAGATAATTCCTTTCCCCGGCTATCAAATTAAATATAATCCCAAGAAATACGATAGTAATGTAAAACTGATTCAAGAAAAATTAAATAATCTTGGGTTTAACTGTGGAAAGGCAGATGGTTACTTTGGTGATAACACACTTAAGGTTGTTACTTCATATCAAAAGGTAAAATTGCTTAAAGTTGATGGTATTGTTGGAACTAACACCTGGAACAAATTATTTTAATATAAAGATGAAATTAAGGAGGAATAATTATTATGGAAAAACAGAATAGATTTAAAAGTAAGGTAGCTTGGCTTGCAGCAGCAGCTTTGCTACTTTTTATTTTAAAAAATTATGGATTATTAACACCTATAGGGCTTACGGAAGAGAGCTTTAATGAATTAACTACTTTGATATTTGCAGTATTAACGGCCTTTGGAATATTCAATGATCCTACTAATAAAGAAGGTTTTTAATACCTTGACTTCTATCAAGTATAGAGTGATATATGTAATGAACATTTGATAGAAAGGAGAAAGACAATGAGAGTTAGGATAATTGATCCTATTAAAAAAGTTGAAAAGGTAAAGAAAAAGGTCTGTGCTTATGCAAGAGTTTCTACTAATAATATAAACCAGGGCGAATCACTGGAAAATCAAATACAATATTATGAAAATATAATTAAAAATAATTCTAAGTATGAATTTATGGGCGTATTTGCTGATAGAGGTATAACTGGAACTACAGAAAGCAGACCTGAATTTCAAAAAATGCTTCAGCTTTGCAGAGAAGGGAAAATAGATTTAGTAATAACAAAATCAATATCCAGATTTGCCAGGAATACAGCTTTAGTTTTACAAACGGTAAGAGAACTAAAAGATATTGGTGTGGAAGTAAGATTTGAAAAAGAAAATATAGAAACAATGTCTGGGGACGGTGAGCTAATGCTTGCCGTCCTTTCTTCTTTTGCCCAGGAAGAAAGTAAAAATGTAAGTGAAAACTTAAAATGGAGAGTAAAGAGAAAATTTGAATCAGGGGAGCTTATAATTAACACTACAAGATTCTTAGGATATGACAAAAATAGATATGGCCAATTAATTATAAATGAAGATGAAGCAAAAATAGTAAAAAGAATTTTTAATGAATACATTAGCGGTAAAGGAATTCTAAAAATTACAAAAGAATTAAATAATGAAAAAATACCTACTGTAGCAAGTGGCAGATGGCATCAAAGTACAATTTTGCAAATCTTAAAGAATGAAAAATATAAAGGTGATGCGTTGCTTCAAAAATATTATACGCCAAGCAATTTAAAGAAACGTTCAGTTAAAAACAAAGGACAATTAGATAGTTATTATATAGAAGATAATCATGATCCAATAGTATCAAAAGAAACCTGGGATAAGGTACAACAGGAATTTCAAAGAAGAGGGAAAACAAAAGGAAATGTTCCGGGAAATACAAATAAATATCAAAACAGATATCCACTTACTAGAATGCTTTACTGCAGTAAATGTGGGGCTGCTTTAATTAGAAGAACATGGAATAGTAAACATTCTTGTAAAAAGATAGTGTGGCAATGCAGTAATTATATTAAAAATGGAAAAGATACCTGCACAGGAACCAAGATAGACGATGAAGTTATAAGCAGGATTAATATAAAGGAAGAAACTATTGTGAAGGAGATAATTAAAAATGGCAAGAAACATTACAGTTATACCAGCAAGAGCAAGCAGGCAGAACACATCGGAGCAGATAGAACCACAGAAAAAGAAAATGGCGGCATATTGCAGAGTGTCGACGGACCAATTAGAACAGTTATCAAGCTATGAAGCACAGGTTGCATATTATACAACGTTTATCACCAACCATCCGGATTATGGAATGGCGGGCATATATGCTGACGAAGGAATAAGTGGTACTAACACTAAGAAGAGGGAACAGTTTAATAAAATGATTGAGGATTGTAAGAAAGGAAAAATAGATGTGATTATAACAAAATCCATTTCGAGATTTGCAAGAAATACTCTCGATTGCCTGAACTATGTAAGGATGCTCAAGGATTTAGGAATAGGAGTCATCTTTGAAAAGGAGAATATTAATACATTGGATAGCAAGGGAGAGGTACTTCTTACAATTTTAAGTTCCCTTGCACAAGAAGAGTCCAACAATCTAAGTCAGATCAGCACCTGGGGCATAAGAAGGCGGTTTGAGCAGGGTAAGGTAACTGTAAATCATACAAAATTTATGGGTTACGATAAAGATGAGGAAGGAAACCTTGTTATAAATGAAAAGCAGGCTAAAATAGTAAGGCGAATTTATAAAGAATATCTTGATGGCAAGGGGCCAAACCGAATAGCGAGAGAACTTGAGAAAGATAGAATTTTAAACTGGAATGGAAAATCTAAATGGTATGAAGGCAGCATAAGGAAGATGCTCAGTAATGAAAAATACAAAGGTGATGCATTACTCCAAAAGACATATACAGTGGATTTTCTTAGTAAGAAAAGGGCAATTAACAACGGTGAAGTTCCCCAGTATTATGTAGAGGATAGCCATCCGGCAATAATTGATAAGGATATGTGGGAAGCTACACAGCTTGAAATGGAAAGAAGAAAAAACTTTTCTAAAAAGTACGGAATAGGTAAATATGATTTAGCATCAAAAGATAATCCCTTTGCTGGCAGAGTAATTTGCGGAAACTGTGGAAGTACATTTGGAAGAAAGGTTTGGAATTCTACAGATGAAAGACTACGAAGAGTAATCTGGAGATGTAATAAGAAGTATGAAGTTAAAGGTAAAAAGAGCTGCAATAACAAGCACATTGATGATAGAGTTTTATATCAGGCTTTTGTAAATACATTTAATGCTTTAGTTGAAAATAAGCATTATTTTATGGAGAAGTGGAAGCAGCATTTAGAAAGCGATAACTTGTTTCAAAGATATAAAGCAGAGCAATTTATAAAAATCATAATAGATGCAAGTCCAATTGAAAGCTTTGACATGGATTTATACTTTAAGATAATTGAGAAAATGACTGTATTAGAGGGAAATAAAATTGTAGTAACGCTTCTTGATGGTGCAGAAATTGAATGCGAAATTGAATAGTATAAAGTAAGTAGGTTAGTCATCGGAAATAATGATATGATCTCCGGCAGAGAATAGCATAATAACTGTCGAAATTGCCGACATTCCGCTTGAAAAAGCAAAAGCAGCCTTTCCATTTTCAAGTAGAGCAACAGTTTTTTCTAACTCTTCACGAGTAGGATTGTGTCAAGGGGTATTCTTACAAAAAAATAAATAAATATAAAAAATCCTTTGCAAAAAAACTAAAATTTGTATTGACAATCACCCGTGGTGTAATTATAATAGTTACAACGGAAGGTGAAATGATATTTGAAACATAAATCGTAATGGCTAATTAGTACTAATTGTCGATCTGTAAGTAGCGTAGAAAGTGAATTTTTTTTGCTTATTAGTGTAACAATAATGATTACAATTGCTATTTATAAAAATGCATTGAAGTCACAAAATTAAGCAATCCGAATATTAGTCTTTAAGAATATGCGTATGATACTTGATAAAGTTACAATTGTTACAAATGTAATTAAGAGGAGGGCAAAATGAGAATAAATACAAAATTTCCAGTTGCAATACATATTTTAGCAATTGTTGGATTAGCACCACTATTATATAATGAAAAGCCTACTTCTGCAGCAATTGCATTAAGCGTTAACACGAATCCTGTTGTAATTAGAAGAATAAACGCTCTGCTTAAAGCAGCAGGATTGATAAACGTCCGTGCGGGTGTAGGTGGTGTTGAGTTGCTAAAATCACCAAAAGACATATCATTAAGAATGATATTTGATGCTGTACAATCTGATGAAGCATCAAGTATTTTTGATCTGAATCATAAAGTTAATCCGAAATGCAAAATCGGTTCTGTCATTAATCTTGCTTTGACCGCCCCATTGCATTCAGTTCAACTTGAAATGGAGTTAGAGTTAGAGAAATATACACTATTTGATATAATGAAGGACATTGCAACTAGGAATGGGATGGAACTCTAAGCTTTTATACCAAAACTCAAGCAATTGATTAGATAATTTTTTTTGCAATTCGATGTAACAATAATAATTACAACGAATGATGATCTTAATCCTTAAAAAGTAGTGAAGGATATTTGAAAAGACTATCATGGTTTCTTATTGTCATATTTTATTACCGATAGAAATAATCTATCCCTGACATATAAAGTATTTGGTGTCTCATGAATAATTTGGCTGAGGGTGATTAATTTAACTAAAATAAGACGATAAGTTTATGAATAACAGATGAGGGCTAATGAAAGCGTGGTAGGCGATTACATGAAGCACTGTCGGAACCTATAATAGCTGCACAAAAAAGCTTAAAAGATACACTCAAGGAATATACTCTTTTTGATGTAGTGGAGAAAATATAAAAATATTGGTAAAAGTACAAAAATTTTTGTAACCTAAGTGGTTACACAATTTTTTTTAAATATAGTTGTAACTAAAAAAGTTACAAAATAATAAGGAGGATTTTATAATGAAAACAATTTTTGAAAAAGCGAATGTGGGAGCAATAACCTTAAAAAATCGTATTATTCGTAGTGCAACACAGGGGGGAGCTGCTGATCAAGATGGGCACATTACCGAGAAGTTAATTTCTATCTACGAAAAGATTGCGGCAGGAGGCGCAGGCGCAGCAATTACCGGCATGATGGGGGTTGATGAAAACTCACGGGTTTTTCCACATATGGCAAAGGCGTACGATGATGATTTTGTTTCTGGATTAAGTAAGCTAGTTAATAAAGTTCATACCCAGGATTGTAAAATTATTGTACAGTTAGCACACTGTGGTGCAAAAGCAAATCCCGATAATGGAAACAAACCGCTTGCTCCATCTGACTTTGTACTTTCTGAAGATAAATCATCCAAAAGCATGACTAAAGAAGAAATACAAAGTGTTATTCATAGTTTTGCCCTAGCTGCTGAGAGGTGCAAAGAAGCAGGTGCTGACGGCGTTCAGATACATGGTGCACACGGTTATTTGCTCAGTCAGTTTCTTAGCCCGTTTTTTAATAAACGAAATGATGAATACGGAGGAGATATTTCTAATCGTGCGAAAATTGTATTTGAAGTATATGCTGCCATTAGAGAAAAGGTTGGTAATGACTACCCTATCTGGGTTAAAGTTAATGGAGAGGATTATGTAAGCGGAGGACTTAGTCTTGAAGAATGTTTATGGGTATGTTGTGAGCTAGACAAGTTGGGCATAAATGGAATTGAAATAAGCGGTGGCATAGGCATTTCTCCTGAAAGCGCTGCCACAAGGAAAATGTCAAGTTCTGATAAAGAAGGTGTGTTTGCTCAAAATGCAATGCAGGTTGCAGAGAAAGTGAATGCATCCGTAATAAGTGTCGGATGGTACCGCACGCCAGATATGATTGAAGAATGGTTAAATAAAGGCAAAATACAGGCAATAAGCTTATGCCGTCCTCTTATTTGTGAACCTGAATTGCCAAATATTTGGGGCTCAGGCAACAGAAGAAAATCAAAGTGTATATCTTGTAATAAATGTTATGATTTTAAAAGTGGATTTGGGTGTAAGGTTTTTAAATAATAGTAAAATAAATTATGACAGATGCCTTTTACTCACAGAGTGAATATTGAGATATAGTGGTAGTGGGAGCATCAGTGCAACCAGAGTGGGGCAAAGTAGAAACCACGTCTAATGTCCGATAATACTAGTTATGTAAAAGATGCCATTCCGTTTTTGGAATGGCATTTGCCGTTAATAAAGCATATATTTGATTTTCTCGGTACTACCCATAGGGTTGTATTCGGAATTTAAATCCCCATATAAGCCAAATATGACGACGTAATTCCCTATTTTAAAGATAGATCTACGTTCTAGAATAAAGACTTATAATGCTGATACTTGGAAGCTTTTTTATTTACAAACTTATAAGGAGATGATTAAGTGTTTAAGCTACAAAATTTGAAAGTGGTGTACAAATTATTTATAATTATTGGATTTGCGGTACTAGCGTTATTGTCAATAGGTTACACCGGGTATCATTACTTAAAGATGCAAATGACACTATAGACTCGATGTATAAAGACAGTTTATTATCCGTTATGTGGCTAAATGATAACCGCAATTAAGCTCGAGCGATTGAAGGTGGTATTTTTGATCTGATGATGGGAATATGCCAATTCATCAGGCAAGTGAAGAATCGGCAAGATCTATTGGGAAGAGAGGAGAAATAGGAATGTCGACAATAAAAGACTATCTGGCTGCAATGAAAGAAACATTTGACCTTGAGAAAAAAACGGTAGAACAGGTACGTGAGGTATTTTCAGCACAAGCTAAACAGGAAAAACTTACTACCGATACGGTTGTGGAAAAAGTAATTATTGCAAATTTACCGGCTGAGTGGGTGAGGGCGCCCTAAAGCTGTAAAACTTTCACAAGATGATTACGAGACAAGCTTAAGAAATGCTACGAAATCTTTAGTGAAGAGTGCTCTTGAGAACGAGAGAAAACTGCTATCTACGGTGAAGGAAACAGTTGATGAGTATTAATGGCATTAATATGTTCCTGAGAACCATAAAAGCGTTGATATGTTTCCACATACCACGAAAACGCTAAAAAACGGTTGACCTGTTCCCAAGAACGCAGACATCAATAATGGCAACTCAGGCCAGGACGAAAGCAGAAGCGTGAGCGAGAACAGCACTTGGGGCATAAGAAGAAGATTTGAACAGGGTAAGGTAACCATAAATCATACAAAATTCATGGGCTACGATAAAGATGAGGAAGGAAACCTTGTTATAAATGAAAAGCAGGCTAAAATAGTAAGGCGAATTTATAAAGAATATCTTGATGGCAAAGGGCCAAACCGAATAGCGAGAGAACTTGAGAAAGAAAGAATTTTAAACTGGAATGGAAAAGCTAAATGGTACGAAGGCAGTATAAGAAAGATGCTCAGTAATGAAAAATATAAGGGAGATGCATTAATGCAAAAGACATATACAGTGGACTTCCTTAGCAAAAAAAGGGCAATAAACAATGGTGAAGTTCCACAGTATTATGTAGAGGATAGCCACCCGGCGATAATTAATAAGGATATGTGGGAAGCAGTGCAGCTTGAAATGGAGCGACGGATGATATTTGCAAAGCAACATGGATTGCAAAAGTATGACTATGCTTCTAACGATAACCCATTTGCTGGAAGAGTTATTTGCGGATGCTGCGGAAAACCTTATGGCAGAAAGGTGTGGAATTCCAATGATGAAAGGCTTAGAAGAATAATTTGGAGATGTAATTCCAAATATAAGACTAAAGGCAGAGTTGGATGTGAAAACAAACACATTGATGATGAAGTTCTATATAATGCTTTTATTGAAATTTACAATGTAATTATCGAAAAACGTGAGCAGTTTCTAAATAAGTGGAAAGAAAAGCTTCAGGATGAAAATGCTTTAAATAGAGTAGTAGCGAAAAGGTTTATTAATATATTTCAAAATGCCCGGAAGATAAATGAATTTGATGCAGACCAATTTTATATGATGGTTGAGAAATATACAGTAAATAAAGCAGAAATTATTATTAGTCTCTTGGATAAATCAGAATTCATATTAAGCAATGAAACAGAAAATATTGATTAGTAATTTATATTACTGAATAAATTATAGGCTCATGTACCAAGAGATTTTTTTCTGCTGCTCTGCTTTCTCCAGAATTCATAGACAAAAAAGCAAATGCAAATATTTTTTAAATATGATAATTAAATATCAAAAGGTTACCCCCACCAAGGTAATACATCTTGGAATAAATAAAACCGCTGATCGTTTGACCAGCGGCTTGTAGATAGACCATATAGCAAATGAACGCTTTTTGTTAAATGTCCAGAACAGCATCAAAAGCTTGACGTGTAGCTGTCTTGAAGTTTCCTGTCTTGCTTGCATCACCAGCAATTGCATACGGTATTTCCTCTTCATCCAGGTTTTCCTGAAGAGAAAGCTTCACAGGTCGCTGTCCAAAAGCTGATACAATAAAATCTGCATTTACCTCACAAGTTTCTCCATTTTTTTTCATATAAACAACTTTACCGTCTTCAATAGCTGTAACAGTTGATTCTGTAAGTGCTTCCAGATTTTCATTTTCTTTCAAATCTGCTAGAACATCAAGCCTGTGGAACGGCTCCAGCGCCTCAGCAATATATTTCCTCACATTTCTATCGAATTTTATAAGTACCACCAAACAAAAAACTTTAAAAAGGAGGAAATCTCTATGTACCAACGTCAAGAAATCTTTAATTTAATTGAATTTTTTACTTCTCAAGGTCTTATTAATTTTTATACAAAAATTTTTAACAACCTAGATTTA